CAGGGGCTGCCCAGGCTGTCTAACGGCCGAAGTGACGATGATGAGTCGCCCAGGATTTGCACCTACACACGGTCGCGCGGCCGTGACGCCCAGTGTGACTGGCTACTTCAGTTGTCGTATGGCTACTTCCAGGCGTCAATCACCTTTGAAGCGTCTGCCTTTGTGAGTTCGTCGTAGAGCTTGATTTCGCGGCCGATGATGGCGGCGATGCCATCGAGCGTGGGTTTGCCTGCTGCGAAACCTTTGCCTCGTGCCAAGGCTCGAATCATGCCAATCTGTTTATCGGAAGCTTTGCCTTTGAGGTTCTTGAATTGCACCACGTTCGTGGTCTGCTGTTGGTCAGTAAATGGATCAGGTACTGGGTCGCCGTTGTCGTATGTTGCCGGTACTTCGGTCACGGTAGGCACTTCCTGTTGCCTGGCGAGCACTTCTTGTTTGCTGGCCATCTTGTGCTCGATGCCAAAGCCCATCATGCCGAGGGCGCGGCCGAGGGCTGATGTGCTGGCGTTCATCTGCTCTGAATCGCGTGTGTATGGGGTAGTGCCTGGAAATGGCTCCCAGCAGTAAGCAATAACTGGCTTCGGATCGTCTTTGTCGCGCCATACGGTGCAACAAATCTCAATGTAGAGCTTGGTGTTCACTTCGCGAAATGTTGGCTGTGATTCTTGAATGCGTAGATCGGGGTACTTGTCCAGCGCCATGCGTAGGCGTGTTGGTACGTCAACGTAATTGTCGAGATTGAAGCTCATTTGTTTGTGTCCTCCAGTAGTTGCATTAGTTCAAACCATTCTTTGACCGGCATGACGGCCATCCATTCGCCCACATCAGTGAGCCCAGGCCGTTTGGCAATGATGACGCCTGTGTAGGCGTTGGCGTTGACGACTTGTGTGCGCAGCTGCTCAAAGTAGCCGTGCCATGAGTGTGCTTTGCGGTCTTTGACCTCAATGACGACGCCAGGCCAGCCAGTGACGTCGCCTTTGTCTGCGTGTGTACCTGCTTGGATACGGTCGGCCATGATGCCGTGTGCGCGTAACCATTTGACGACTGTAAGTTCGGCTGCGTGGCCTTTGCGTTTCTGTGGGCTGGTCATCGTTCCCACTCGATCACCAAGTCACCGACGATGTGCTTGGGCGCGTCTTTGAGCTGGTCTTTGGCATCAATCATGTGCAGGCAGTTCAAATAGCCAATGGCGTCGATCAGCGAATCCTCGTGCATCTTTTCCACGTCAAGCGATTTCATCAGCCGGGCCAGTTTGACGCACACCATGAATAGCGCGGCCTCTTGCACGGTCAGATTGTGCTTGTAATTCGTGAGCGTGCTGAACAGTCGACGCACCATGGTGTAGTCGTTCCAAGGATGGCCGTACTGTTTCATGCGCTCACCGTCTTTGGTGAGCTGCCATGCGACGTATGCGGCGTCGCCTGGATCTGGCCTAGTTGTCATCGCTGCGTTTCCTCTCGTGCGTCACGGCAATGTAGACGATGGTTGCCATGAGGTAACCAATCACGATGAAACCAAAGATGATGTCATTCCACAATGCGCGCATACGTTGTCCAGTTTTGCCAGCCGTGCCGGCTTGAGATGTGCCAGGCTGCCCACAGGTTTGTTAGTGGGTCGAGCAGCTGTGCGCAGTCATCGAGTATGGCTTGTGTTTGTAGGTAGCCGCGTGGCCAGTATTTGTTCGGCGTGCACCAGTAGTCGTTGATTTGCATCAGGCCGAATGACTGGCCGTTGTCGCCTATGGCGTCTGGCAGGCAAGCCGACTCCAGCTCCATGACCTGTAGGGCGGTGGTCAGATCATGGGGCTGAAAGCCGCCTCGTAGGGCTGTGTCAGCCCATTCTTGGCATCCTGGGCCCTCATACCGCATTTGCGGGTTTGGGGCGCTGTAATCGCTTCCTGATGCGTCTGGTGGCGTGCCAGCCCCGACCGGGGAGTAGACGGTCGAGGCTGACACGAGGCCCCAGGTATCCACTTGCGGATCCTGCGTGACCATCACTCCTACCGCGCCGGTAAAGAGTGCCGCAGCAAAGATGGTGACGAGGGGGCTCATGCGACGCTCGGGTGCATGGGTTCGATTGGGGGCTGGTGGGTGAGCTTTGATGGTTCGCTCCAGTCGTCGTCTGCGTTGAATCGGTAACGCAGTTGGGCCTTCAGTACGGCGCCTTCCTGGTCACGGAATACTACGAGATGAAACTGTTGCCCAGTTTCCTGACACAATCCAGTCAGTATTTCATAGGTGATGAGTGTGGTCATTATTGGCCGCCTCCAACGGCTGATTTCACCTTAGCGCACTTTTCGGCGCTTGTGGGGGATTTGCAGCCTTACGACTTTTCGCACCATTCGTGCCGGAATGAATAGCACGTTGTCCACGCCTTTGTCGTCGGTCAGCGATTGGGCAAGTATCAGGTGCCTGGCGTTGCGTTTGGAGAGCAGCCAGCCCACTGATTGCACGATGCAGGGCTCGTCGGTCAGGTCGGCCAGTTCGTGCCATTCGTCGTTGTCGATGGTGTGGGCGTCATGCCAGGTGACCAGCACGAGGGGGTGCTCTAGTCGAGCCATACGACGTATTCTGCCGCGACTCGGCCTTTGTCTGGATCGATGAAGTGCAGGCGTTGTGATGGTATGCCTGTGGCTGCCACGAATTCGCGCGCGTATTCGTTGTGTGATTCGGGTGAGCCGGTCACAAAGATGCGACCGCCGTTGCTCATGGTGAGGCTCATTGGTGTGTGCCAGTGGCCCATGTAGCAGTCGTGGAAGTCCTCGATGACGCCACCGGCCCAAGCGTTGACTTTGCGCAGGATGCCGAACGCTGGTGTGTTGCCACCGAAGCTTTTGATTTCGTCACCGTGCACGAGTAGCGCTTTGTAGTTGCCAATCTTGGCAATTTGATACCACGAGTCCGAGGCCTGCCAGTCTTTGACCAGGTGGCCGACCTTGTGTTTGGCAATTTCGTAGGCGATGCGATCTACGTTGTCGCCACCGGGCATTTCGCCTTTGCGGCCGATGCGGCCGTGGTTGCCGTACTCGCATACGACGCGCACTGACTCGAAGTTGGCTGCCAGTGTCGTGATGGTTTGGGCGATGATGTGCGACGTGGTGAACAGCTGCTCGTAGAGCAAAGCATCGACTTCCCATGCTTGGCCTGGAAAGATGCCTAAGCCTTCAACCATGTCGCCACCGAGAAACAACACGCAATCGCGTACCGGGTGGTGTTTCCGCTGGATGTTGGTGATGTGCAAGCTCTTGTCGATGAATTGCTCGATGCGTTGCGCACAGGTTTGCTTGCCGTAACTGACGGTCTTTTTACCAAGCTGCCAATCCGTGCAATGAATGAGGGCGACTTCGGCTTTGCCTTTGCGCGTGTCTTTTGCTGGCGGCTTGACCTTGACTGGGGGCGTTGCCAGGGCTGCGTCTTTGGCGGCCTGGTAAACGGCAGCGACAAGTTCGCCGGTCTTGTGCTTTAGTCTGATGTTGAGTTCATTGGAGCGTTTGAGCGCTTGGCGCAGCTGATCGATTGTTTGCAGCTGCTCGACCTCATCACTTAGAGGCATGGCGGCTCCTAAATCGGTAGACGAGATTCCAATCAGCTTTGAAGCCGTGCTTGGTCAGGAGTTTGGCGACTGAGCCTGAGCTGTATTGCTCGTCAAAGATGATGTCAGTCCATTCTTTGCGGTTTGATTGTTTTTTGAGCCAAACTTCAAGCTCATCAAGCCTGTTTATTTTCGGACTTATTTCGTCGCGTAAAGCCATTGATGTGATCCTCCAGGTGGTTGTCTAACTTGTTTTCTACCCTAGTCAGTATCTTGCGCACGTATGCGTGATCGTCGGCGTTTTCTCGTCGGGCTCGCTCGACCAGGGCAGCTGGTACGCCCGCCACTATCAACGCGACGGCTGAGATGAGGGCGACGGTGATTTCAGTTTGCATGGGTGTCAAGCCAGCGCTGCACCCTGGGTGGTATTGATTCTGCCTTAAAATAGCGGATGTGCCACGGTTCGGCGCCAGACCTAAATTCCCAGCTAAACCCGAATGTCAGGCAGTTGGCTTCCATCCATTGCAGGCGCTCGCCTGATGCCTCAGACACGTCAACAGCAAGGCCGAGGTTATGTGTGCTTGTGCCCGGTACGGCCATAGGTGCCAGCCCAGGCTTTAGATACCAGCGTTGACCCTTCCATGTGCGTATTGACGTATTGTTCGCGATTGGCGCCGTCGTGTATCGAGCGAGAAAGCCGCGTTCCTGTGTCGCTAAATCGCGGTATGTGTCGCCATGGCTGGTCGGTTTCAACGGCCGTATGCCATCAGCGTGAGCTTGGCGGCGCATAGCTTCCCAAGCTTGTGCAGCAAGCCAATGAAGCCGGCCGTAGGGCCGTATTGAGCGCAGCAGGTACGCAGGTATTTCGCCTGGGTTGACGTTTGCCAGGTCGGCTGGTAGGCGCACCGGCCTGACTTCGCGGCTCACTTGCGGCCGTACCTATGGTCTTTCGTGTTTGCCCAGGCGTAGATCAGCGGCAGTACTGCTGCTAAGCCGGCTTTTAGCGCGCCTTCGAGATCGTAGCCGCTTGTGATAAGCACGGCGACGCTTCCAGCGACGAAAGCTTTGGCCCAGTCCTCTAAGACGTGCTGCCACTTCATCAGCCAACCAATGCCTTGACTTCGGCTTCAGTCAATCCAAGCGCAGACAATTTGGCGCGCGCTGATGCAACGGCTTGGGCTTTGGCTTGGATTGCCGCGGTGTCGGCCTCTGCAGTTGCAATGACGGCTTCATAGTTAGCAATTTCGTCTGGCGTCATGTCGCGCTCAATGCCGTTATCGTTGATTTTCATTAGTTCCTCAATCCGTAAATGCGATATGTTCCTGACGACATATTGCCGCCGGTGGTCAAAATCATGCCATCAAATGATGTGGTTGCTTTGAAAATGTGAAATCCGACCCAAGACGCGGGAGTTACGTTATTTGAGGTCTGTCTGAACCATGCGTGAGTCAATGCGGTGGCAAAAGGTTGCAATAGCAAAATCTCAAATGAATAAGACACCGTGGCGGTTGTATCCGCAAGTGCAAACGACGTTGTGCCAGAACTGCCAGCTTGCCACGCCATTGACGCAGTATCAATGAATGATCGGCCGTGCGCATAATTTGACGTGCTATTGGTTGCGCCGCCAGTACGCCACTGGATTGAGTTGGTCGTACCAGCTTGTGCCATATTTGAAAAAACAATGTGATAGTTTTCGTATGTTGAACTGAAAACATTGTCAATGATGCGAGTAGTTGAGGTTCCAACTGAGCCAGAGGCAACAAGCCATTTACCGACTGCGTTCATGTCGCTGGCATTGAGCACATCGCCTGAGGCGAATACTGGGAATGTCATGACATCATCCTAATACGTTGAAATCGAGGCGACCGTACACGACATCATTCAAAATCAGCTCATACAGAACGGTGGTGGGGCTGGTGTAGAAAGTAATGCGATGCCCTCGATTCACGTCAATGACCCCCAAAATGCCTTCAACCGATAAATCAGTGCTAATTGCGCTGCCCAGACCCGGTATCTGTTTCTCAACCGCAATCGTGTCGCCAATGTCAATCGTGGCAACATCATCGCGCTGGGTGCTCGTAAGCAAACCAAACCAGGTGCTCACGGCCGTGTACCGGGGCGCTGGATCAGGTTCGAGCAGGTAGGTAGCCAGATTGTTTATTTCGCTTTGCTGGTGCAGCAGGCTGTTGGTGATGCTGGTGCCCTGGATAAAGTATTTGGCGATACTGGCCGATTCGGTCGCTGTGGCTTCTTTGCCGTCGAGCGCGCCAACATAAGCGCGGTTTACGACGTTGTCGGCATCAAACTCGACTTCTACGGTGTCGTATTTGGCGCCTGTGCCATCGTCTTTGAAGCTGATGATCGGTGGCGCCAATGTGCCACCGATGCGTTCTTGAAACGTAATCGTGCCATCGCGCGCAACGAACAGCCGGCCTTGTTCGGCGTCATTAATTTGCGTCAAATACGCCAGCGTGTTGGTGCCTTGAGGCACGGTGTAGGAGCTGTCATGGCCGAGATTGACCGTGCCGGTGGCGATGTTGGTTGTGCCGCTGTAGTCAACTTCGGGCAAAGCCAGCACGCTGGTAATGCGTTGGCCTGACGTTTCGGCATTGACGTTGTATTCATCAAGCTGAGTTTGTGCCAATTTGTAGAACTCGTCTGCACATTGCACGTTGACGGTATTCGGGCCAGCCAGGGCGAAATCGTATGTGTAACCGGTGACGACGCCTGTGAACAGGTATTCGCCATCGCGGCTCAGGCGCACTGATCGCATTGGCGCCAAGCCAGGCTCATTATTGTCTGGGTCGTAGTAAGGACTTGTGCTGTCGTATGGGCCGAGGATGCCTGTTTCGTCGCGCATCGAAAATGTCATGACGCCTGCGCCGAATTGGTAGTCGGATTTGCGTCGACCGCGCGAGTAGGCGATAGTTGTGACGTACTCAGTAATGTCGGCATAGCTTGTATTCGGGCCGAGCGTGTACGTGGCATTGTTCAGCACGCCCTTTGCAGCGTCATTCAAGCGAAAGCTGTTGGTATCAAAGCCGGTATCAAGTTCCAGCAGATAATCGCCTGACTGTACGACTGTGGAAGCCATTACGCGATTTGCAGCTGTAACGGCCCACTGCGCCGGTTGTAATCCGTGAGAGCGTCAACGATTGCGTCGCCCAGGCTGGCCTCGGCGATTGCTGCGTTGACGATGACGGTGATGCCGCCAGTGTCGCTCAGCAGTGTTTGTTCGCCCGGGCTGCCGCCGATGCCGCCGCCGCCGCCACCAAAGAATCCTTCCTCGACTGGCAGGATGCCGACCATGCCTCGACCCAGACTGCCGCCACCACCGCCGACCGCGCCACCACCGCCACCGCCACCGCCGCCTCCTGAGGGCGCTGGGAGCGTTACGCCAGGTGCAGGCACCACAGGCACGATTGGAGCTGCGAAACGGCGTTCTACGAAGTCTGGGCCGCTGCTGGCGCCGCCTCCGCCACCGGCTGAGCCAGCGCCACTGGGGATGTTGAATTGCGGCAGGTCAATCTTGGGCACGAAAGGCACATTGACGCCTGGCAGCACGTTGAGGCCTCGAATGATGGCGTTGATCATGTCGACGTACGTGTTGGCGATGCGTTCAAAGATGCCGATGATGAAATTGCCCATCGTCATAAAGGCGTTTTTGACGCTGCCTGTTTTCTCGACCAGCACCATGAATCCTGCGACGAGAGCTCCGACAGCGACAACGACCAAGCCGACCGGGTTCGCTGCCATGACCGCGTTTAGCACGATCTGGCTGGCCGTAATCACTTTGACTGCCGTGTTGAGCACAAGAATTGCAGTAGCCAGGGCACCGACCGCCAGCATTACTTTCACGATGGTGTCGCTGTTGTTTTGGGCATACTCAGCAAAGCGCTGCAAGTAAGGAAGCAGTTTCTCAAGTATTGGCAGAAAGGCTGCACCAATTGATTCTTTGGTTTCGCCAATGGTCAGCGACAAGCGTTTCATGCGGCCCTCGGCGCTGTTGGCTGCGACTACGGCTGCGCCACCAACTGTTGCGTTGAGCGCCTGCATAATTTCGTCGAGCGAGGCCCCGTCTTTAATTAGGCCGCGCACACTTGGCACCAGGTTGCCCAGGGCTTTGGTGTTACCTGCGTAAGCCTTTGCTACGGCGTCAGTGACCGCGCTGAGCTCTGTGCCGGTAGCCGCCGAAATGTCAAGTGAGGCGTTCAGCAGCTCTTGGCTGTATTGCAGATCGCCTGTGGTTTGCACGAGGGTGGCCAGGGCTGGCCTGAGCACGTCGTCTGCGACTGCTGCGCTCATCATGGTGGCTT